TGGCGCTGGAAAAACGGCAAATGGTATGACTCTGTTATTGCATTGCGTCAAGAAGAATATGACCAAGTACCAGACTTAATAAGGAGAATGTAATGAAAATTTGTCCTAATTGTGGATTTAGCGAAGGCAATCATGTTGCTAAAAAACAACAGTCTGACAAAGACTATTACCTTGAGTTCTGGGGGTTTACCCTAGGTAGCCCAGAGGCCGAGGAAGCCTGGAAACAAAAGCAAGAAATGACACGCAGAGAAGCGCCAATGGTGATGTCTGATATTGAAGGCTATGTAAGTCAAGTAGATGGTTCGTGGATTAAAAGCCGTAGCCACCATAGAAGCCATTTAAAAGAACATCGAATGATTGAATTAGGAAACGATGTACCAATGAAGCACGCAGAAGCAAAACTAAGCAAACAGTCTATGGAAGCAAGAAAGCGTCAAATTGCTGAATTAGCGTATGCAAAACTTTAACAATCCGACAACTTGGAGAAAACAATGTCAGAAGAGCAATTAGACCGTAGAGAAATGTTAATGCAGGCTATGGAAGCTGCGGAGGAAGGTGAACTTGAAGCGCCAATCGAAAAAGATATTGAGGTGGTTGAGGACAGTATTGCCGAAGAATCCGCTAAAGAGAAAGCTGTCGAGGCAGACCACGAAGAAACTGCCGAAGTCCTTGATGCTATTGAATATGCGGATAAGGATGAGGCGGAGGAGGAAGAAGTCAAGCCTGTAACTCGCCCTTCTACATGGAAAAAAGAATATGTCCAGATTTGGGACAAAATGGAAGCCGGTGAACAGATTAGCAAAGACGACTTTACTAAATTTGCTGAATATGCAAACCAGCGTGAGTCCGAGTATAAGAAAGGCGTAAGCACTTACAAAGCTGAAGCTGACCGTGCTAGAGCCTACGAAGAAGCCGTTGCTCCCTATGCAGATGAGTTAAAGAAACGCAATATTGAGCCTGCATCATACTTAGCTACATTAGCTAAAGCAGACCAAATTTTGACTCATGCGCCAATGGAACAGAAAGTGCAATTATTTCAAAGACTTGCACAAGAATATGGCGTACAATTAAATGGTGAAGGTCAGATGCAACAATTTGACCCTTATACGCAACAATTAATGAACCAGTTAAATCAAGTAAACCAAGAGGTTTCCACGATTAAAAACAGGTTTCAGATGGAAGAACAAACTCGATTAAATGCCGAGATTGAGAAGTACAGAAGTGATGTGGAGAAATACCCTCACTTTGATGTGGTAAGGGAAGAAATGGCTCAATTACTTGAGTTAGGGAAAGCCCAAGACCTAGAAACGGCCTACAAGAAAGCCGTGCGTATGAATGACGATGTATGGGCGTTAGAACAAGATAAACTCTTGAAAGACGCCAAACAGACGGCAATCAAAGCACAGCAAGTAGCGAAGGCTAAGGCGGCAGCAGTAAGTCCTAAATCCGTTACACCTAGCGGAAAAGTGGCAGAACCTGGCGATAAAAAGGATAGACGCTCACTAATCTCCGAGCAATTAGGAGAAGCAATGAGTCGTAGGGTTTAACTAGCCAATTTTGGCAATTTTTTAACTAAGGATATATCATGGCATTCGCTAATTCAGCAATTACCGATATTATCGCTACCACGATTCAAAGTCGTAGCGGTGAACTCGCAGACAACTTAACACAAAACAACGCAATTCTTCAGCGCTTGAACCAGAAGGGCAATGTACGCCCATTCTCAGGCGGTAATGTGATTTTGGAAGAAATCATGTATGACGATGCGTCAACAAACAACGCTAACTCTTATAGCGGATATGAAGTATTGAACATTGCTCCAGACAGCCCTATTTCTGCTGCTCAGTTCAAAATCGCTCAGTACGCAGACTCAGTAACAATGTCTGGTCTTGAAATGTTACAAAACAGCAGCAAAGAAGCAATCATCGACTTGTTAGATGGTCGTATGCAAGTTTCTGAAGCTCGTTTGTTGAACCGCATTTCTGGTGACTTGTACGGTGATGGTACTGGTAACGGTGGTAAGAACCTTGATGGTCTTGGCGCTGCTGTTTCTGCTACTCCAACTTCAGGCACATACGGTGGTATTAACCGTGCTAACTGGACATTCTGGCAAAACCAAGTAACTACAGGTGTTACAACAACTCCTGCTACTACTAACATTTTGGCTAAGATGACTGAAGCTGCTATCAAGCAGATTCGTGGCACAGACAAAGCTGACCTTATCGTAGCTGGTAACACAATGTATCAACTTTATGTAAACGCATTGCAGTCAATCCAGCGTATCGCTTCTGAGGAATCAGGCGCTGCTGGTTTTGCTTCATTGAAGTTCTACGGTGGTGGTACTTCTGCTGATGTGGTATTGGGTGGCGGTTATGGTTCACAAGAAACAGCTACATATATGTACTTGTTGAATACAAACTACATCTTCTTACGCCCACACAAAGAGCGTAACTTTGTACCTATCGGTGGCGAGCGTCAAGCAATTAACCAAGACGCAATCGTGAAGTTATACGGTTGGGCTGGTAACTTGACAACCTCTAACAGCTTCCTACAAGGCATCTTGACAACCTAATAGATAGGGGGAAACCCCTATTTATTATTTGTCTAATTAATCAATTAAAGGAAATAAATCATGGCATTTACCACACTACCCATTGCAGGCGTTGACCTCAATGACACACAAACTGTTGCAGAACAGGCATTAAATAGCGGCTTAGTAACATTTGGCCCACTCGGAACAGAAACATTTGCCTCTGATGGTAAGCGTTATGTTTGGGCTAAAGCTGGCGAAACTATTGCAGCTTCAACAGCTACTTGCTCAATCAATACAACTACTTTTGTAGCAACTGGTTCAGCTGGTACATACTCTGGCCCAACAGTAGCTATGGCTTCTGGTGATTATGGCTGGTTCAGCAAGGCTTCAGTCTAAAAAATTGAAGATGTAGTAAAAACTGGGGCTATCTCAAAAGGGTAGCCCCTTTTCGTTTTTTAACCGTAGTACCTTTAACCACTTAGAGGAGATTTACATGGCTATTGATAGCGATATTCAAGGTGCAGATTCACGATTAGCAGTCACATTCTATAAACGGTCAGTAAAACAAGACGATGAGTCTTTGGCAGCAGGCAGACCGATTTTTAAAGAATTTGATTTCGTACGGATTTGCGTACCAGGCGACAATTTAACTGAAATTGACACCTATGCAAACGAGTCCCATAAAACACGATTCCCACGCCAATGGTCGCATTACCAAAACCAAGTAGGAAACCAAGAGCAAATTATTGGCACTCCTATTGAACAATGGCCTTTAATTAGCCGTAGTCAAGCTGATGAACTAAAAGGTATTAAATTTCATACCGTAGAGTCCGTAGCTAACTGCTCAGACCAGCAATTACAGCGTATTGGCATGATTGCAGGCATGAGTCCTCATTCTTTCCGTGAAAAAGCCAAGGCTTTTCTGAATTTAGCCAATGAGTCAGCAGAAGTTTCTCAAAGAGAAGCAGAAATGCAAGCATTAAAGGAAGAAAATGCTAAAATAAAGGCAGAAACAGAGGCGAAGCTGACAGCGATGCAGGAACAAATGTCAGCGATACTTGCGGCTGTTGCGGAAAAGACACCCAAAAACCGTAAACCGAAAGTAGTCGAGGCCTAATATGTCATCAACAATGCTCCAACTCGTAAATCAAGTTCAAAGCGAGCTTAATTTAGCAGTTTCTACAAGCGTTGCCGGAAATCCTAATACGGATGTACAGCAAATTTTGGCTTTAATGAACGCTGCTGGATATGAACTTGTTAAAGAATACGATTGGCAAGCATTGCAGGTGCAATATCGCTTTTACACACAAGCTATTACCACGAACGCCACTACAGTCAATGGTTCTACCACTTTGTCTGTAGTTGGCGGCACAAACATTAGCGCAGTAACAAATCAATGGGGTATTACTGGTTATAACATTAACCAAGATACTCAAGTTGTTAGCGCAGACAACACAAGTAAGACCATTTCTATGAGCCAAATAGCTTCTGGAAGTGGCACAGGTAGCGTAGTTTTAGCTCAAACTGCCTATAATCTTCCTGATGACTTTGAAGCTATTACAGACCGCACCCAATGGGATAAAACAAAGCATTGGGAAGCATTAGGGCCTGAAGATGCTCAACAATGGCAATGGTTAAAGTCTGGTTATATCTCAACTGGGCCTCGTATTCGCTGGCGTATTTTGGATAATCAATTCCAAGTATGGCCTCCAATGAATACCCAAGAATACATAGGTTGGGAATACAAATCTAATGGTTGGGCAAGAAGCGCAACTGGCGAAGTAAAAACTAGCTTTACTGCTGATACTGATACTACTGTCCTTGATGACCGTATTATGGTGCTATACACCAAACTAAAGTATTTCCAAATTAAAGCATTTGATGCAACCGCATTAACCCAAGATTATCAGCGTTATTTAAGCATTGCTAAAGCCAATGACAAAGGCGCTCCAAACCTATCATTTGCCCCATACCCAAGCAAAGTGCTTATTGGTTACGCTAATATTCCTGATACTGGCTATGGAAGCTAATTATGATATTTGGACAAGCCAAGAAATTTACAGCTAATACAGCCTCTATTACAGCCCCTATTGGGGGTTGGAACGCTAGGGATTCTATTGCTCAAATGCCGCCTACAGATGCGGTAACTTTGACCAATTTATATCCTACGCCTACTGATGTTCAGCTAAGAAAAGGCTATACACGCTATTCTCAATTAACCACTTCAACTGGTGTAAAAACTATTTCTAGCATTACTTATAGTGGTTCTACAGCCACTTTAACGACTGCTACTGCTCATGGTTTAAGCACAGGGGATAGAGTTTCTATTACTGGCACAACACCTGCTGACTATAGTGGCGTTTACAAAATTACTGTAACTAGCACTACTAAATTTACTTATGTAATGAATTCCACGCCAAGTGGTAATGCAAGCGTAGTAGGCGCTTATACCATTGGTATAACAACCCCAATTAATACTTTAATGAATTATGCTGGGGTAACAAATCAACAAATATTTGCTGCTGCCGGTACAGGTATATACGATTGCGATACACCTACATCTGCCAAAGTATTTACTATTGCTAATGACAAATTTCAATATGTAAACTTTTCCAATACTTCTGGTGACTATATTGTTGCTTGCAATGGCGTTGATGCAGTAACTGTATTTGATGGCACAAGCTGGTTTACTATGGCTAATACCACTACTGCCGCAACTATTAGTGGTATTTCTCGTACAAGCCCATCAAATGTGGCTACTGTTACTACCGCAACTGCACATGGTCTAGTAACAAACAATAAAGTATCTATTACTGCTTCTAGTGAAGCAAGTTTTATAGGTTCTTTTGTAATTACTGTTACAAGCCCTACAACATTTACTTTTGTTTCATCTGGAACTTCTACTATAGTTGGCGCAACTGGCACATATACTGTGCTAGGCATTAAAGGCGGAACTACAGGTGGAACTACCTATACCATTGATTCTAAAAACTTTATTCATGTAAACCTATTTAAAAATCGCTTATATTTCACAGAAAAAAACACCATGAAAGTATGGTATATGTCTGTGAACGCATTAGGTGGCGATGCTTTCCCATTAGATTTCGGTGGAATTGCTCGTAATGGTGGTTTTGTACAAGGCATGGCAACTTGGACATTAGATGCTGGTCAAGGCGCTGACGATTATGCTGTATTTGCAACCAATATGGGCGAAGTTATTGTTTATAACGGTACTGACCCAACAAGTGCAACTACATGGGCTTTAAAAGGCGTATGGCAATTAGGTTATATATTTAGCCGAAGATTTTATTTTAAGTTTGCTGGTGATATTCTTTTGCTTACCCAAGATGGCCTTGTGCCTTTGGCTTCTGCATTGCAATCTAGTCGCCTAGACCCAAGAATTAACATTACAGACAAGATTTACTACGAAATTAGCCAAGAAGCAGATGCTTATTCTAATGAATACGGTTGGCAAGCTATTTACTACGCCAAGCCAAATAT